GTCGACCAGGTCGAGGGTTTCAGTCAGTAGGGTGAGGATGTTAGTCACGCCATCGCCGATCGTTGTGGTAGCAGCCTGCAACTGCAGCGCGGCAGAAATGCTCTGGCGTACACCGGCGATGCGCTCGGTAAGTGTGCCGCCGATATCCACGGTTTTACCCTGGGCGATCTTCTCGTCGGCGGCGCGTGCCGCGGTCTTCAGGTTGGCACTGGTGCCGACGGTGTAGTCGCCGCGGGCAATATGCGTTACGGCGCCGGCTGTGGTTCTCGCCGTGCCCAGCACAGTCTTGCTGTCATCAGCCTGGACGGTGATCTCGCGGTCGATAACCTTACGAGTTTCCTTGTCAGCTTCCACTGTTCTGGATGTCGAAACCTCCCGGATAGCCTGGTCAGTTTCCCGATGCCAGTCACCTGGTGCGGTGACGCGCTGAAAGACGCCGGCGCGCTGCTGCTGCAACTGTTCGCCCGGCTTTATCGCCGGCAGGCTGGCATTACTTGGCAATACCTGGCGAATAAATGGCTTGTCCTGGCGTCCGTCTTGAAAGGCTAGTTCTACCAATGTGCCAGGCGGTGGGTATTGCATGAAGCCGCTTTCGTCACCGCCCATCGTCACCGGTAGCTGTACTGCAGGATAAGACGGGGTGCCCTTGCTGTCCTGACCGTTCTCGTCAAGCAACTGCACCCCGACGGCATATTTTGGCCTGAAGGGATCGGCGATGTCTCCCAGCTCTGCCGGCTCGGTGTAATTCTCGACGCGCGCCAGCTTTGGCAGGTGCAGGCCAGCGGCGATCTCGGGGTTGAGTTGTTCAAGCTGGCGCTGAAATGCTGGTTTGACCTTTGGCTGGCCGTTGGCATTGAGTGGTGTCCAGGTCAGCGTCATGTCGCCGTCTTTGATGGCAACGCGGGTTATGCGTTGGCCGTTGACCATAGCACCTGGGCGCACTGAGGGGATCAGCGGCAGGGTAACAGAATTACCGGCTCCGGTGCTGGATGCGTACTCTGTCGGGATCTCAACCGGCAGGCCAGCAAAGCGCGAATCTTGCCAGCGGCCGAGCCAGACAGAACCGTCAGGCAGCTGTTGCCAAATATAATCATCGATGCCAAAGGCCCGGCCGAGCGTGTTTAGCAGCTGCCAGCCTGTGCCGCTGTGAACAAAGTGCGGGATCGGTGTATCGGTGTAATCCGCTGCCGGCAAAATAAATTCAATGCCGCTCGCCGTATTTAACGCCTGGGTAACCTGGCGCAAAGTGGGGTGCTGTAATGACAGCGGCCAACGTTTTTCGAATACCCCGGTCATTTCCCGGACAAACAGCCGGCGGAAACCGTTATCGGATGGCTGATCGCGTTCGACATACCCAGTAAACCAGCGGTACGCGGTGTTGTTGTAACCAAGATCGAGCCGAACGATTGCCCCGCTGGCGTCGTCCGCAATTTTAGCAGTGATGAAGCCGCGGCCCGTGTCGTTGAGGTCGGTCACCACTTCATAGGCTGATACCGGGGCATCTATCGCGCCAATTTTCAGGGTAACAATGGGTTTCATAATGCCCCCAACTGGTCATCGACCTTTTTCAGTATCTTCTCAAAGCCGGTCAGTTCTTTTTCTTGATCGTCAGTATTATCCGACGGGGCCGCGGCGGTGCCGCCGGCGCTCTGTGTTTTAGTGGTATTGCCTGGTGCATTGGCCGCTTTACGGCCCTTGGATTTTTCAGCGGTGCTCAACTGTTCGGTCAAGGTAAAGCTTACCTGCCAGGCCAGTTTGTCGGTTTGCTCGGTGGCTTCGATGCTGCCGGTAAACATCCCTTGCCGCATGTTGATCGCCTGGGCAACAGGGTTAGCGATGCGATAACGTCGGCCTTCTCCGCCACTGCCTTTGGCTTCAGCCAGGGCAAAGATGCGCGACAGTAATGCCTTGTCTTTAAAATCGACGAGGCCGGATACACTCAGCTCCTTAGCCTTAACGCCGTTCTCTGATTGGGTGGTGCTGGATGATTGCCCCGACTTGTCTTTCGTTTCGATCGTCATTTTTGGGGAAACCTTGATTGACTTCATCGGGATAGCTTCGCCATCCAATGCCAGCAGTATGATCGTCATGGCTTCACCATCCTTAACAGTTCGCCGACGTCGCCCACGAACAGCGCGCCGAGCGTGTAAATAGCGTCGGGTTCTGGGATGCCGTTCATCAGATTGTTTGCCAGGTTGGCCGGGTGTCCCTCATCGCTGAACATCCAGGCATCAACGCGGCGGCTTTGCAGCTCCGCTAACGCTTGCTCTGCTGCCTGTTGCGCCTGAGTGGCGGCATTTTCCAGGCTCTGCAGCGCGCCGGTAATATCATCAAACGACATTCCGCCGGCGGCCGATTCTGCCGCTGCCCTGATGCGCTGGGCATTCTGGGCCGCGCGGGTGGTGCTTAGCGACAGCGGGGTAACATCAGGTAATCCGGTGCCCTGCAGCCCTGGCAGCTGCATTTTTGTGGCAGCGAGTTCGGCCTCGGCCACGGCCTTGCGGGCCGTTTTCTGTAAATCTGGCAATGGCAGAAGGGCAGCAAACGCGGCCAGGTCAGACAAAAAGCTGTCGCTTTGCGTCGCTGTGATCAAAAAGCCAACCGCGCCCGGTGTACCGCCTGCGGTTTTCAGCTTACCGGCCAGGAATTTGACGGCGTTTTCAGGACTCAGATAGTTACCTGATGGGGTCACCTGGCCGGCGCCATATGTCCACGGGTTGACGGTCAGCAAGGAACAACTGATCGGTGCCAGGTTATCGGGAAAGCCCAGGGTGACGCGCTGCCACATTATGGCGCCTCCGGCCAGTCAATTGCCGGGGCCGTGGTAGTGTCGACACGCGACAACAGCACACGATAAGTGCGCCAGGCTTCCAGGGCGATTTTATCTTCTTCTGAAGCCATACCCAGATCGACAGCATCGGCCAGTACCAGGATCTGATTATTGGCTTGGTTCATCAGCGCGTCTTTTTGGGCAATAGCCGCACGGGCATCGGCGCCGGCATCTTTTTTAATGTTGCCGTTGCTGTAAACCCAATCGCCGGAAATGTTGCACCCTTCTGGCAATATATCGATATCGACCACGGTCAGCCCTTCAGGGAACAACGCAGAAATATCTTGTGTGATGCTGCGGATCACGCCGGTATCGGGGAGGATAGCCAGCTTAAATTTTTTAGTGAATTTGGCCTGCATTGCGTACCAATCACGGCCCTTTTCGTCTTGCAAATAGAGCGCCAGCGCACCGAATGCCGGCTCTATTGGCGTATACCGGGTAAAGTTGTTCATGCGCATAATTACACCCCTATAGTGATCCAGTTGTCGCCAATGAGGTATTGCAGCGGTGCTGCATACCCGTAGCCATCGTTGGCGCCAAAGTCCCCGATCCCGGTAACGACGTGACCAGCGGGAGCCATAACGTCACCGTCATAACCGCCAATGTGAATATTGGCACCGAGTCGCAGCTGCTTCACGAATGTGCCATTGACGTAATCCCAGGTGGCGCGGGTGGCGATATTGTCGTTGAGGCTGGTGTTATTGCTTTCCAACCAGGTAGAAAGGTACCCATTCCATGTACTGCCATAGATATTGCCGTCGACCTGAAAACGGCCACCTTCTTCACCGCCGGCAAAGAGCGCGCCATTCGCGATAAAACTGCCATTGTTACGAAACTCAAACCAGCCATCAGCGCCGCCATTGGCAACATGAATGCCCATGAAATGGTATTGGCCGATGCGCTCACAGTGGTAAATATCCGTCAATAAATTACCGGCTCCATTGATGCGTAGCCCGTTCGTCTGACGCTCATTATTGGCGCCAATATCACCCAGGCCATTCTTTACAATGAACCCCTTGCCGTCGATGGTCATTCCATCAACAACCGTCAGCCATTCGACATTGTCACCCGTTTGTTTAACAAAACGCTCGTCTGCCTCATCCTGGCTAAACACGTTGATGTTTTTACGGGCTTCCGATTTGTCGACAACGTCATTTAGATTCTGGTCTTTACGCAGAAACGTGCGGTTGGCTTCCTGTTCGCCCTGGGAGCCTTTCGGGCGTAGATCGGTGACGCTGCCGTCTTCGTTGATGCGGGCCAGTTGGGTGACGTGGTGCGGGAAGCCTTGCGGGTCGATGTAGTTCTGCAGCGTGTCGGCAGCAGTGAGTTTTACCGTTGTTTCCCAGCGGCTGGTCACCTGGCCCTGTAGGCTGATGTCAGCCCAGATCAGCGTCGGGGTATGGTCAACGGCGATCGGCGTTAGTGCTGGCAGCACGCCGCGCAAACCGCCGACATAGCCAACGCCCGCGGCAGCTTGGTAAGTGGCGCCGGTGCGAGTGACCAGAAAGGCATCACCAAAGAATGCGCCAGGGCCGTAAATGTCCAGACCGGCCAGGCGTTGGCGTTCATCGATACCGGCCAGGCGGGCCGAGAAGTCGATCTGCCAGGTCTGAGGGGTAACATTAATCTGAGTGGTACCGGCGGCGCCGTTGAACTCCATCGCCAGCGTTCGGGTTAGCGTGTTTCCTTGCGCCTGCCCGCTGGTCGCGATTTTACGCTGGGTACGGGTATGCACAATCATGCACAGTGTGTTGCTCGCCTGGTCAAGCAGCCCGATCCAGTTGTAGTCAAAATCCCCGACGGTAGTGTCGAGCACCACAGAGAAAACTACCGCGTCAGTGTTGAGCATGCCGTATTGCATAACCGGCGCGGTGTGCACGATATTGGCCGCTGCCGGCAATGGTTCATCTCGGCTTATCTCGGCTTCAGAGTCTTGTCCTGGGATATAGGCAAAAACGAACGTATCCGGGCGCGCCGGCAGCTTTTGGGCTGTTTGGCTTGCCGCCCACTGCTCATATTTTCTGGTAATGATGGCTGACATTTCG